CGTTAAAGCCGCGACCATAAGAGCTGCTAGTGAGCGGATTAGGTAAGATACCAGCGGCACCTCTCAGAACATCAAACATTCTGAATGGGTACTCTTGTTGCTCATAGAATCTGGCACGCCTATCATCAAGCATCTGCTGGCCAAACTGCCGTTGTTGCTGCCCGACACCTGTAAGCTGACCAGCATCAGCAAACTGCATGCCTCGTAAGCCCTGGCCTAAGCCAGCCAATTGCTGAGCTGCACCTAGCCGCTGTTGAGAGCCAGCCAAGCCAGCCTGTTGATTGGCAAGTGCTGCATTCAATGCTGCATCTCGATTACCCATCTGTGACTGCAAACCAAGCCGCTGGCCAAACTGCCTAGCTTGTTGGTTAGCCATCTGCGCTCTCAAATTATTACCGGCTGATGTCGTATCTGCCGCAAGATTTGCTTGAGTCTGCGCTTGCTCCATCTGCCCACGCATTGCCTGGTTGCTTTGCAATCGAGCAAGCTCGTTCGCTATGTTGGTGCTACCAGCCTGCAGCCCTGCAGCCTGATTTAGCTGCTGTGCGCGTAAATTATTAGCTGCTGATGTGGTATCTGCTGCCAGGTTAGCTTGCTGATTAGCTAATGCACGCTGAGTATTTTGCGCTTGTGAAGCTAAACCACTTTGTAAACCAGCTTGCTGATTAGCTAAATCACCTTGCAAACCAAATTGCGTATTCAACTGATCTGCCTGCATTCTGCGACCAATATCTGATTCAGCTCTTTGCGCTGCAGATTCAAAGCCTTGCTGACGCAGACGAGCTGCTGTATCGGCTGATTGCTGCAACGCTGCTCGATTCGTTTCAGCCTCTACTAGTCCCTGACGACTACCACCAAAGGCACCCGCTGAAACTGCTGCAGCCTTATTCTGGCCCTGCTGCATTTGCCGCGCCCGTTCTATGTCACCAAGTGCGGTGTCCACCACGCCCTGCTCATATTGATTTTGGTATGGCGTTAAATTGGTTTGGCTAAACTGCCCTGCTGTTATGTCTTCAGCCTGCACGTTCTGCGTACCCACCGGACCTGTTTGCCCAACCTGTTGTGCACTAATGCCTTGGCTTTGCACCTGGTCTGGAGTTAACGCAGCTAAAGGCCCAATTCGGTCCATGCCCATTTGGCGAGCATTGACATTTTGACTATATACATTGCGTTGAGGGAAAAATGAACCTGTTTGCCCCGCGCTAACTTGTTGCGGTTGATAACCTGTTTCTGCTGTTGCCGTATTGATTGCCTGGTTAACCTGATCCTGACCCACTCCAGCTCTAGCTGTATCTGCAGTTGCTTGCATACCCGCCAGCTCAGTTGGCGACATAGGTGCTATCGAGGCATACGGGTAAGGTGTATAAGGTGTTTGAGCCACCTGTTTACCTGTGCCAAACACATCGAGCAGTGCACCCTTTAATTCAGGATCGAAGGTTTGCTCTGACTTCGATTTATTCTTTCCAAAACTCATGAAAGCCTCCTACCACCGCCTCGCCTGACGGTACGTTTTTTCTTTTTGCGTGTAGCCACTCGCCCTTTTGGTTTGGGTGCAGCGTCTAATATAGGCATTTCTGGAGTGCCTACTCCAAACATACCGCCTGTAGAAAACCCGCCAGTGTTGAACAAATTCATTGGCGGTTGTTCGTTCATTGGCATTCTTGGGGTTGGGATAATAGAAGTTGTGCCACCCAGGCCCGTAGGCATTTGTCTTGCTGAAGGCTGAACAAAACCTCTAGGGTCATCAAAAGCGGTTGGAATGCGTGCAGGGCTTGGACGATTGATTAACCCATCGTCACGCCGTTCTGGTTGCGGCACTGGCCTCGGTATTTTTTTAGGAAAAAAACCACCGCCAGTTCCAAAGTCTTCCATCGTACCGCCGCCATACCTAAATGCCCCAGGTGCTATATCAGGCACTTCAACTGTGCCAACCATCGGGTTAACAAAGTCCATGTTTTGCCCTTGATTGCGCACTGCCGTTTCATCTCTGCGAACTGGTGGCGTTACAACTGGTGGCGTAGGTTCAGGCGTAGGAGCTGGTTGCGATTCATCACCAGGCAAAGGCATCGTTTTATAGTAATCCTGATATGGCTGCGTAATCTTCATCGGATCATCGCCATAAAAGTTTGAAAGCTGAGCATTAAAGTCTGGCGTTGCAGGCGGTGCAACTGGCGCAGGGTTATAATCCACTTTTGGCAATTGGTTGAGAATGTTCTGAATATCACTCATGCCCATGCCACCTTTTGCGCCACCACTCATTTCAGGTATCGCCATTAGTTAATCTCCTTTGCCATGTCGTAATGGCTGATTTTGTAACCTAAATCCTTCAATGCTTTGCCCCAGCCTTTGCGTCCACTTAATGTGATGTAGTCGCACTCCAATGCTTTGGCGTACTCGACCAACGAGCTTTCCATGTCTTTAATTTCATGCAGCTCACCAGCGGCCAAGAAGACATGAAACACCCGCTTTCGCGGTAACTGCACCACCTCAGTAATCATGAAGCTCTTTTTAGCAGGCCAGAAAAACATGTTGCCTTTCTGCACCTCGTACAAAATATCTTCATACCAATGAGTGCCACCCGAATGCGCAAGTGCTTGGCGAATGAGATGCTCATACGGCTCACACAATTCTCTGGCATCAAGGTTTGGTACTATCTCGCTCATAAACTACTCGCTGATAAATTGCCGCTGTTGTCCACGGTTACCGAGTAGCGTGTACCATTTGGGCTTTTCAATATTAGCCTCGCGTCACCTACCTCAATATCTTGACGTTTTTTATGATTCTCAGAATCTGCACGCTCTATCTCGCCATAGGCCAGTTGCAAATCATTGCGGTGATATTTCACGCCTGCGTTTGGCAACCTCATCGTTTACTCCCCGCCACCACGTCGAGCCGCATTGTGCCTACACGCCAATCAGTGGCTTTAGCTGAAGTAACTCGCATTGATACCTGCCGCCCCTGAAACCGTACCGAGGTTGGCGTGCTTAATGTATAAGGCCCATGACTTGATTCGCTGGCATTAGGATAGAGGCGTGTCTTAAACGTAGCTGTGACATCTCCCAGCGTTTTCTCATCACCAATCAGCTCCCTGGCCACCATGAGGCGATCACCATTACCAATCTCAACTGGTCCAGTTTCAGCAAACACTGTTTCCGAGTCATAATCAAAACCCACTTCATGCTCATAAATATAGCCATCTGCGGTGACCATGTTGGGATACAGGAACACACCAGAATCATCGCCAGCGGTTCTGGCTAACGTGCCAATCGTCCAATGGCCTTCGCTATAGTTATAAGCCACATAGGCATTGTTCTCAGTTGCGCCATGTGGGTAAAACCACCAGACCTCATTGAACTGCGAGTTGTGCACAGCAACGACTTTACTGCGCTGTGCTTCAGTTAAATTGCTAAACACATAATCACCCACGCTGCAGCGCAAAGCCTGCAACGCACCGTTGTAAACGTGAAAGCCGTGGTTGCTCATCCAGAAAGCCGAGTCGTTTGCAATTACGCAAGCATTGTTAGAAATTGCGCCGCATCCATCGCCCACTTTGGTGAATCCAAAAACAAAGGGCGGGCCAGCGTATCTCGCCACATGTGCGTCAGAATCGGTAATCAGCAAAGTCTCACCGCGCATGGCTTGGCCAATCATCAGATTGCCGCCAGTGTTAAGTGTAAAGTCACCGGCTTGATTCGTTGCTGCTGCAGTCCAAGTGTTATTGGCTTCCTGATCACACCACTGCACTTTGTTGCCCACACCACCAGCTCCTAGCGCAAAGACAAATCGCTCTGGTGTAACCACAATGGCATTAACACTGGTAGGCGCATTGCTCAACACCGCTGCAACAGCGGCAGTGGAATTTGCCCACTGGTAAATTTTTCCATCTGATGTAGCGCAACCCAGCGCATATTCGCCCCAGGTGTCCAGGCTCCAGGTATCACACGGGCCATAAGTACCAGTGTCGGGCCTCGGTACACCAAAAGCATAGGTGCCAAAAGTCAACCCGCCAAAACCAAGGTTTTGTGTGCCTGACGCATTGCCGGTGGTAAAACCAACAGGCGTTATATCAGTTACGGTGCCTGCCTCATCAATGACATAGAGTTTTGTGTTAGTGCCTGCAACCGTTCTGCGATTGCTTGAGTTGTCCACATAAGTAATAAGAGCGCGGCACACTCCATCCATCTGTGTAGAGGTACGCGCACGCCACCCACCAACAGGCTGCATTGTGCCTTCATGCCAGCGAACCAGGTTGGCATCATTCCAAGAATTAGCCTGCTGAAACACAGTGCCATTCTTCACAACACCCGCTGGAATTTTTAGTGGGATTAGTGCCATCTATGGATACTCACCTTCGCGGATCATATCGGTGACCTCGATTGCTCTGTTACCGACTTGATTTCTCCACTGCGAGTCTAAAAACTCTTCTGCCGCAAGCAGATAATCGCCACTCTCCATGAAAGCCAATGCTTTCTTAAAACCGAGTAGGCGAGTAAGACCGAGATTGAAATGAAGGTTAACAATAGCGTCTTGCCTGACTTCATCCAAGTCATCGAACCATTTAAAAGTTTCTGACAACTCTTTCCGACAACGGTAAATGTCGTTGTTAAGCAGGTAATCAATTTCATCTTCACTGAGTCCAAGACCACCATCCTTGTCGATGTTTCTACCCACGCCAATTGTGAGCCGGTTACTTGTGCAAAAATAACCGAAAGCCTCTACGCCTTCGTGCACTTTTAGCTGTTCAATTAATCTTTCGCTCATGCCAGGTAATCCACCATTTGTGTTGATGGCAATGCTTGCATTTCAATCTTTCCCGATTTTGATATGTACAAAATGGGCTTTATATCTTGTACCACCATGCGTTCTCTTTTCTCATCCGATCCAACAAGCCTTTCAATCTTAGTTGTCGCAACTGTTTTCCAGGCGATCTGTGATGGCTCAACTGCTGAGATATTCACTACTCTTCACCCTTGTGCGAGTTGCCAAAATAAAAACTAGACACAGAAGCCACATTGGCCAGTAAGCCACCCAGGATAATGTTAAGCAGCGGCTCCATCTCACGGTTCCAATCATCACTAACAATGTAGAACACAAAAGCAAAGAACCCTAAAACGATGGTCATAGCAAAAACTTTCGGGGTCCAATCGCCAGCAAAAGTCCTACGAGCATCTTGAATGTCTTCGTTTTCAAGCTTAAACACATCCACATCTAGCTCTTTCATTTGTGCCTGGAATTCCAGTTCAGCTTTCTTGATTTCAGCAAGCTGTTCGGGGGTTGCAGATTGCAACGCTTTTTCCATTGCTTTCGGTTCAGGCTTAACACCAAGCACAGAACTGATAGCCTGGGCTGCAAGTCCTCCCATCGGGCCACCAAGAGCAGTCCCTAAAGTTGGTGCTACCGCGTTAATAATCCCTTTTAGGCTTCCAAGTTTTAGTGCCATATCAGCCCTGCTTCTTCTTTTTCTTGCCTGACGTAGACCGCTTTACAGTACGCTTCGACTTTTCCTTTGTAGCTGTATCTGTTTCGGTAGTTGCCTGAGTTTTGTTGGCTGCGGAGTAACTCTGCAACGGCGACACATCTTTGGGGCGAGTAAAAATAGATTTCACCGCTTGGCTGATTCGCTGGATCTGTGCTTTCAATAATTTGTACAAGTTGAAATACCAATAAAATTTTGTTCATTCATCGAAACATTGCTATGACTAACGCAATGATCACCGCCGCAATAATCAGCCCGATTCCCGACACGCTTGTCCACACAAACAGATCGTGGAGGAGCTGTTTCCTGGCTTTTCTTTTCTGAATAACGGCCTTGACGCTGGCTTCGTGCTGCTGACGCGACTCCTCCATGATTCGAAAATACTCGTCTACAAATTGCTGATGATCCCGCGATAGCACCGCCATGTTTCGCAGCTCTTCGTGGAAGCGATTGACCTGTTGTTTTGCCATAGAAAGTTTTAAAGCCTCCTGTGCGGTCAAAGGCTGAGTTAACGACTCTCGTTTTTCGATCTCGAATTTCTGCATTCCAGAGTTGATCGATTGCATTCGATCTAGGACCGAATTGATGTGACCACCAGACTCCTTCACAGTACTTATAAGGCCATTCACGGCTCCCAGAGCCGCACTTATGGCCGCTATGGATTCGAAGATCATTTTCTAAATTTGTTAACAAGTCTCTGCACCGTATTCGTTTCAAATATGCGAATGGTTGTCCATATAATTGTTAAGAGAGCTGCTATTGGCGGTAGCCAACCCATAAGCGCACCAGCAACTGTGCCAACTGACACAGCATCTAATGCGCCTTTTGCAATCTCTCCGGTTTGTTCAGCCATTGGCCTCTTCGATATTAGCTACGTTATCCTCGGCTGGTGCTTGCTCTTTGAGTTCTGACTCAAATCGCTCACGCATCGCTCCAATTGCAGATAGCTGATCGCCCTGGATTAATCCTTGCTTTGCTCCAACATCGATGAGCATTAAGACGTTTGCCAAATCGTGAATTTGTATGTGTTTAGTTTCCATTTTGGTTTCTCCCTAATTAAAGGCTATCAGCCTCGTCACGCTCTTTGCGTGTCTTGTAATCATCTCTGCCAGTTACCAAGGTTACAAAGTCTGCTTGGTTGCTTGGTATGGAATCTGTAAAGCTATCGTCATTCATGAGCTTAGTAGTCCACTCCGTTTGCATACGTTTCCAGCACGAATTCTGCTTACCTGCCACAGCCTCCTTAACCCAATCTTCTATGCTCAACAAATCATTGTTCATGATTGCTTGCATTGTGTCGTTTACCGTAATTTCTACTTTAAGATCTGCCATGTTTTATCTCCTTTTAAAGATGGTTATTTCGCCTTTGTTGTTTAACAAACTAGAACGCCTGTAAAAACGCCGTCAGAAACATCCACTTGACTAGTGCCTCCGGTTTGGTCATATACTATTTTTGCCGTATCACTAGCATCCATATCAGCTAATACAGAAAATGTTAAAGTCATATAAGTAGGATCAGAAGCTCCAAATGTTGAACCTGCGTATATTGGATAATAAGTTCTATTACTAGTTTTTATCATTAGATAATAATAAGAAGCAGCAGTATCTATTGCGTCTAATCTTACAAAATAAGAAAGCTGATATTTACCAGCTACAGGAGCCGTAAATGTGCTTGAAGCAAAATTACTACCTACATCATAGACTTCTGTTCCAAAAACAATATCAACATTTTGACCTACAGCTAAATTAGATTGTGTTGCTCCAACTCTTGCACTAAACGCTGGCTGCGCTGGCATGGTGACGTGACCAGCAGAATCAATACGCATCCTTTCTGCATCACCAACTCTAAACACCATGTCATTATCTAAGGCTCCCAAAGTTGTTTCTGTGGAAGTGTCGTT